AAGTACAATCTAACTGAATCAAGGATTCAAGATATTATCTATGATCGTGAGGGCGGCTGAATAAGCCGCCTTTTCTATATCGGATTTTGACAAAAACCGCAATATTTTGTTATATAAATTGACTGAAACACAATATATAGTACAATTAAGATGATGAGCGTAACATGGAAAGAAGGTGATTGAATGAGCAAGCTGACAGAGAAACAGCGAAAATTTTGTGATGAATACCTGATTGATTGCAACGCTACACAAGCGGCAATCCGGGCAGGATATTCCCAAAAGACAGCAAACGAACAAGGTTCAAAGCTATTAAACAATAAAAGTGTTTCTGCATATATAGATGAACAGCTTGAACAAATCCATAGTGAGAAAACAGCCGATGCACAGGAAGTTCTTGAATACCTTACCGCTGTTATGCGGGGGCAGCATACGGAACAGACCTTGCAGCTTGTTAGGAATGGTTGTCAGGAAGTTGTTGATATTCAGGTGGCAGCCAAAGACAGAATAAGGGCGGCTGAACTTATCGGCAAGCGGTATGGAATGTTCAAAGACAATGTTTCCGTTGACCTTGAACCCGTGGTTATCGTGAATGACCTGAAAGAATAGGGCGGTGATACCATGAAAGTATCATTGCAGGAAGCAGTTGGAAAGAATTACGCTGATTTTTGGAACACAAAGAAGCGTTATCGAGTGTGCAAAGGTTCAAGAGGTTCAAAGAAAAGCAAAACAGCGGCTTTGAACATGATTCACCGATTGTTTGAATATCCTGAAAGCAATGGTTTGTGTGTACGCCGATATTCAAACACCTTGCGGGATTCCGTGTATAGTGATCTGAAATGGGCTATTCACAAGCTGGGCTTGGATGCCTATTTTGATTGTACCGTTTCCCCGATGCAGATAACCCGCCGTTCTACCGGGCAGAAGATTTTGTTCCGTGGCTTGGATGATGGTTTGAAAATCACTTCAATATCTGTTGACAAGGGCGTTTTGTGCTGGGTATGGATAGATGAAGCCTATGAAATCACGAATGAGGATGATTTTAATAAGCTGGATTTGTCTATTCGTGGTGAAGTGCCGGAAGGGTATTTCAAGCAAATCACCCTGACCTTCAACCCGTGGAGTGCTACAAGCTGGCTGAAAGCCCGATTCTTTGATACGCCGGATAATGATACATTCACCAAAACAACCACATGGGAATGTAATGAATGGTTGGATGAAGCAGACCGCAATATTTTCTTGAAAATGCAGAAGAACAATCCCCGCCGTTATCGCATTGAAGGTGAAGGTGAATGGGGTATTGCTGACGGACTGATTTACACCAATGTTGTATTTGAAGATTTCAATATTGATGAAATCCGTTCAATCAAGGGTATCAAGTCGGCGTTCAATCTTGACTTTGGATTTACTGATCCAAACGCCTTTGTTTGTGAAATGGTTGATAATGCTGCAATGAGGATATACATTTTCGATGAATGGTATAGAACAGGCGTTACCAACAAAATCATTGCACAGGCTATAAAAGATATGGGTTATGGCGGGCAGACAATAGTTTGTGATTCCGCTGAACCAAAGAGCATTGCCGAATTACAAGAAGAAGGCATTAAGGCTGAACCTTCCCGAAAGGGTAAAGATTCCGTGAATCACGGTATTCAGCTTATACAGAACTATCAAATAGTTGTTCATCCCGGACGATGCCCGGAGTTTTCAAAGGAAATCAGCAACTATTGTTGGAGCAAGGACAAAGACGGGAAACCAACGGACAAACCGGATCACGAATTTTCACATGGTATGGATTCTATGCGATACGGCGTTTCAAAAATCCTGTTGCCGGATGCCTTTAGTTTTGATTAAAAATAACACATTAGTAAAAAATAGCGTGGACGGGAAAACCGCCACGGCGTAAAGAAAGGATAAGGTGATAATATGTTCAAAGTTACAAAAACGCCCAAAACCCCTAATATTATTTGGGATGCTTCCAACAATCACCCCCTTTGCACATTTGTGAATGGGGTGTTTGAAACCGAGGATGAAGCACTTGCTTCCGAATTGAAGGGCAAAGGGTATGTTGTTGAGGGTGAAGCCGATGCAAAACCCGTTGACGAGAAAAAAGCAATTCAGGACGCAGATTCATTGATGGAGGTATAAAAATATGACAAAGGATCAGTTAAAGAAATATCTTGATAGTGTGATTGATGATATACGAAAACTGTATATCAATACACAGGAGCGTATTCAGGAAATTCAAAAAAATGCAAGTAGTGAATGGACAACGGTTTATAGTGTTCCGGTTCACATGACACCGGAACAGCAAGCGACAAATGCAGCGATAATGCAGGATGCAGTTAATAAGCTGAATGAGGAATACCGGAATAAGGTTGATGCGAAAATTCAGGAAGCTATGGATTTTATTGCAACATTAAAGAAAACAGCGATTCAGGATGTGGCTGCCGCTGAACCTGTTCCCACGGATATTCAGTTGCGTATGGCTGAACAGATTAAGAAGGAATACGGATATAACGGAAATGCCCTTGCACTTGATCGGGTAAATCAGTTTGAAACGGATATGAATTATCATGTGGATAATGAAACCGTGAAGGGTTATCCATATTATCTTGTGGCAATGGAACTGTTCCCTGATAATGCTGAAATTTTGGATTCTGTTTATAAAAAATTGTTTCCTTCGCTTGTTGAAAAGAAAGCTGCACTTGCTGATATTGAAGAATGTGAACGCTTTTTCAAAGCAACGATTATTATTCACAAATTCGATACTATCAGCAATCCGACAGAAGCGGATCAGCTTGAATTGATTCGGATGAAAACGGAACTTGCTGAACTTGGAGAAATTGGAAAATTGAATCAGCGGGTTATCAGGTATTTGTAAACAAGCCTTTTCGGGGGTTGTGGGGATTCCCGCAACCCTTGTTTCATTAAGCGATAGGAGTAGGAGCATGAAAGCAAAAGAGTATTTATCACAAGTTCAGCAGCTTTCAATCAACCTTGAACAAAAAAAGCTGGAATTGCAAGCACTACGGGATGCAGCAACGCATATAACACAGTCTTTCAATCCGGTAAGGGTTCAAAAAAGTTCATCCTATGATAAGGTAGCCGATAACGCAATAGAAATTGCTGATTTGGAAGAAAAGATTCAAAATTCTTTCGTTGAATTGTTTATGAAACGGCATGAAATTATAGCACAGATTCAGCAATTACAGAACCCGAAACACATTGAAATTCTGTATAAGCACTATGTTGAATTCAAACGGCTTGAAGTGATTTCTGTTGAAATGGGTTATACATACCAGTACATTGTTGAATTGCACGGTTACGCCTTGAAAGCCTTTGAAAAGCTGCATAAGGATATTTTACAGATGGAAATACCATAGATGTAGCCAAAGTGAAAAAACCATAGAAAGGACAAGCCAAAATGACAAGATATAAAATTATATTTGAATATGCGGGGGCAAAAGTTATTTGCCATACTACACAGAATGAAATTTCAAAAATTTTGTCTGATCCAACCGTAAAATTGATAAGCGTAAATAAAGTTGGTGGAAAGAAGGAGAAATATCATGGGGAAAATAGGTAAGTTTTCGGTGGCTGATATGAAAAAACTTCAAAAGGATTTGAACAAAATTCAGAATCAAGATAAGCAAAAATTCATTGATGAATGTGCAAAGGAACTTGCTGCCCGTCTTTTAAGTATTTTAATAAAAAATACACTTCCGGGAGAATACCCAAAGAGTTCAGGCAAAAAAGGCGGTACACTTCGCCGGGGCTGGACGGCACAGAGGTCAAAAGGATTTGAAGTAAAACAAGATGGGGATTTATACACGATTGAGATTGTGAACCCGGTTGAATATGCTTCCTATGTGGAGTATGGACACCGAACAGCGGATCATTCAGGGTGGGTTCCCGGAAAATTTGTAATGACACGGGCAGAAGCTGAAATACAAGCACTTGCTCCGAAAGTCCTTGAAGCAAAGATTAAAAAATATCTTGAAGGAATGTTTAAATGATGTTGTATAGTTCTATCACCGGTGAAATATCCGGGGCTTTCGTTTTGCCTTGACTATTGGTGACGAATAGTATATAATAAGTTCAAAGAAATTCAGAAAGGGGAGTTGAACTATGGAAGAAAGAAATGCAAATGTGATTTTCGGAAAAGCGGGCGGCAATGCAAGCAAAAACGCATATACTTGTAAAATATCCCTTCCCAAAACATGGATTGACCGTATGGGCATAACGATTGATAAGCGGGAAGTAACCCTTGCTTTTGATGGCGGCGATCAAATCACGATTGTAAAACCGGAAATGTCCGGTATTAAACACGCCCCGTTAGCCAATAACAGAAGAATCCGCCGTTTTGCTTTGGTGTGGCTGCAAATGTATAAAAATCATGCAAGTGTTCCGGGCAGCTATTTTGAAGATGTTGAATTCATGGGTGAGGAATTGGCTGATTTGGGATTTGAAATGGATGCAGGGGAATCACTCAAAAGAGCCGTTCCCGGTGAGGATGCTTTTCGTGATAATGCAGCTTTAGAACGGGTTATCA